CTTAATGAGTTACGAGTAGGAAGACTGTATATATCTACGGTATTATTCAAATTACCTACTGTTGCCATTTTTGTGCCATTTTCTATGAATTTAATGTCTCTACCACTTAGTTCGGTTGGAGCTGGAGTAAATTGAAAGTCTGATGGCGTTCCATCTGGAGGAAATACGTGTGGGGCTGACAATACCCATTCATGTATTACACCATCATCAGAAAACCAAATAAACAAATGAAGCTGGTCATCTGATAATTGTATTGCAGAGATATTTGCTTGAGGATCAAATGTATTGAGTGTATCACGAGCTAAAGATAGATCTCGTTTATCACTTAAAAATGGTCTAATGTCAAATCCAGATGCTTGAGTTAATACTCCTGGTCCTACAGAATCTGTTATCTCCCAAACAAAGTCAGTTTGTGGTGTAACAAATTCTCCTCTATTCACCTGATAGAATTTGTATCTATTGTAATCAATATCTCCCAATGATGGATATATTGCTAGTAATGGATTTCCTAGTGATACTACTTCACCTCCAATTCCTTGTGGAACGTTAATTGTATTTGCAACAAGTGAACCTGGAAAACTTTGAGGAAGATATGCACGAACCATTATTATCTCCCAAATATTCCTTTAATCTTTTGTGCAAATATTCTAAACCAAGAAACTTTTTGTGGAATTTCATATACAACTGGTTCCTCTATAATTTCTGGAACACGTGGAGCAGTACTTTCAATGGGTATGAATACTTCGGTAGATTCCAATTCAGGAATAAATGTTTCAGTTCGTGGTGGAGGATCTTGAGGAGGATTGTTTGTATTGACTTGTATGTTTCTACCTCCACGTTGGGGCTTTGCAGCATAAATCAAAGGTTATGCTCCTAGCTGAATTTGTTGTACTTGTAAATCATTTACTTTGGTAATTTGTACACTAGAACTCATATTGATTAAATCACCTGGCTTTACACCAACATCAAATCTGTACAATCCATCATCTCTTAGTACAAATGTATTATCTGCATTAACTTTAAGGGGAAAACCTAAAAGATCTGCTGCACCTTTTTTTGTAACAGTAAGTACATAATCTGCTCCTGTTGTAAATGACCACCATAATCTAAATAATCCTGAATCACCAGCTAACATGTTTTTTGTAACTACAATATCATTTTCGAAAATTTTTGTGTTTAATGCAATCGGTGTGCCAGCAGGTGTGGCATCTCTATCATATGCTGAACTCTGCAGACCCATGTACATACACAAATTTCAAAAAATATATGCATTTTATAAAAAAGAAAAGGTTTGCTAATCCAAGTTGGATTTAGCAGGTTTTTTATCAATCATCTTTTTCAAAGTCTTTTTGGTAGTTTTGGGTTTATCCTTTTTCTCAGTGCCAGTAAAGTATAACTCGGCTTTGCCATCTCCACAAGGTTTTCCTATGTAGATACCTACTCCATGATCTAGTCTTTTACGACCATCCTCAATGGAATTAGCTTCTGTTGTTGCCTTACATCTGGAACAAACTAAGGTGCCCATTTCATTTCTCCTATACGTTAAATGCCGTAATCAAGAAAGAACCTACATCTGCATGAGCTGCTTTCTTGTCGTATCGTATTACCAAATCACTTTCGTATAATCCACCAACTGAAAGATCAAAGTTCTCAATGGTTAGATCCTCTCGGAGTCCAACTACTTGATTAATGTCTCTCTTTGTGATAAGGACGTTTCCTTGGGTGATTTGTGGAGTTTCCCATACGTTTCTTAATCCTAATGCCATTGCCAGACCTGAGTTATTTACTACATCTGTTGCATCAGTTGGTCCAAGAATGAATCTGCTGATAAATGCATATTCTCCATTTGTTCCTGCATTCTTTACAGCTAGTGCTGCATCAAGAGGATGGATAAACATTGTATCTGCTCTATTTCTTTGTGAACCTGGGAATCTTCCTCTAATAACTTCTATTAGGGCTTCTAGTTCGGAGTTTGATGGTGTTGCACTATCAAGGTTTGCTTTTGTATCAGTATTTGTTGTAACAGCACCTACTTGAGATGTGATAAGATCGACTCCTACCATAAAGTAGAATTCGTTACCAGCATTTTTCAGTGATTGCTCTACTGCTAAAAAGTTGTTGTCCTTGACGTCATTTCTTTCTACTGCCAATGTTCCTCTGTAAGAGTTATTTGTACCTGAACAATCAAGCTCTACAGTTTCTACCTTACCGCCAATTGGTGGAGGTGTGCCTGTACCGCCTTCTTTGAAGATCTGAATTCCTTTCTGGTCATTAATTGATCCACCCACAGTATCTGTATACTTTGTGATAGGAACGTTGACTTTTGGGGTATTCATATCTATAACGCGAGAATACTGTTTCCATGCGGAATAAGGTTCTGCGCCTTCCAAAATCTCATCTGCAATTTTCAAAGCAGATAAAGTATTTGGAACAGATACTGTTTCTTTCAGAGCATAGCCACCACCGTAAGCATTTCCTTGTGCCATGTCTCCGATTCGAATACCGTACATATCCTTCCATATTCCAGGAAGGTTAGGATTTGGTGTTTCATTCTCGAAGGAATGTTCGCCCTTGGCGTAAAATACTTCTAATGGTGTTTCTCTAATTGGCTGCCAAATATCGGTACCTCTAGCAAATGCATTGGTTTGTAATGCTTCTTTGATATGTGCAAATTCTGGCCTTCCCAGAATTATCTGTCTGTTCATTTGGGATTTAGTCATTCTATAGAATACCTACCCTTTGAACATCTACTGCAATCATGTCAAGATCTCCTACACCTACATCGTTTAGTGCAAATGCAATTACTCCATCTCCTACACCTGCAAGTTCTAGTGCACCTGCTGTTGCAGACTGTGTAAGAGGAGAACCTATAACTACAGGACCTATACCATCACCAGAAACTCTGGCAAGGCATCTGCCTTGTGTTACTACTACGACTCCCTCTAATGCACCAGTAGCTGCACGTGTTGAATCATCTGTACTTGCAGAACCATCGCCATAAATTCCATCAGCATCACCACCTACTGCAATTCCATATAGTATAGTACTTCCTTCATTCATAATTTCTTCTACTCTTGGTAAAGTTTCAGAAGCATTGATTGTAGTAGTGACTGCGACAACTGAACCCATGTCGATTGCACCGTTGGCTATTTGATTGATAACAGAACTGGACTTGTGATCTATTGGACCACGAGCTAATCCTAAAAATCTGTTAGTATTTGCCATGCGTTGTGTATTTAATATTTGATTATATGCATTTTAGAGATAAAAAAAATTTGTCAATTAATTTGACATTTGATTATTTATTATTCGAATTTCGTTTCTAGCTTGACTTAGATCAAAACCTTTGTTTGGTATTCGTGTAGCTGCAATTTGTTCCATTGGAGTAATTGGAAATGTGGAAATTGTTTCCTTTACTTTTGCTGGTGCATTATTTTTTAATACATCCATGTCAAGTTTGTATGTTCCAGCTCTTGCTTCTGTCTCTCTAATTTTTTGTGAAAGTTTTTGGATTGCTGCATCTTGTTTCTTAGAGTGTGCAAGTAGTGGTAAAACAATTGTCTCATGATACTTTTGAATTGTATAACGAGTTTGTTTCATTTGATCTCCTGCATTCATTGGTGGAATAGTTGGCATTTTTGCACCCATTTGTTTTGCAATGTCTGGGTGTAACCCGTCCATTTCATTTAGATTTTTTGGAAATGGTGGTTCTCCTCCTGTTTCAGACATTTGGTTTTCAGTGTTAGGGGCATTAGTCATATCTTCATCACCTTGTTTTGTACCTTCACCAGTATATGGTTCAGTATTTTCACTTGACTGCTCAGAACCGGCAGTGTGTCCTTTTGGATTGTTATTATCCAAAGTTTCCTCTTTAACAACAAAGTGATCATTTTTTACTTTGACTCCAGGAGTTTCAGGGGATGCTGGTTCTTCATCTTTTTCCAAATATTGAATTGCCTCATTCAGTACTGATACTCCATATTCATAACTTGCTGGATTTGGACTCATTCTCTGTAAGATACTTACCTCAACAAGTTTTCTTATAGGTCCATTTGCACCAAGCTGTCTTAGAATAGGATCAGCATCAGTTAGAGTTTTTGCTTCACGAAGTCTATCAATTAGACTGTTATTCATAATTTTTAGATAAAGAAATTGATTATATGCATTTTTTAAAGAATTTCAATTACTGTGTTTTTTATTCCAGGTGTTGCCTCTGGTATATGAATACCTCTCCACATAATGCCATTAGGATTAGTTACAACCCAAGTCATGCCAATTTTATCCATCTCACCTAATATGACACCTTGAGGAACATTGCACAATTCACATTGATCACCAATACATCCCTCATAACAAGGCTCTATAGTTTGTGAGCGAGGATTGCCACCATTAATTGATACTGCACTAATAGAACCATCTGCAATGTATTGATTGATTTGCGGATCAGTCTCTATAACTAACATCTGTATCTCTTTTAGATATGAGTCATATTCTGAATCGGCAATCATTCCACCTGTGGCATACTCTGGATTGTGATTAATGTCCATTCCATGACCTACTGCAGTTCGTGCCATTGAGTTTAATTCTTTTCCTGCTAACTTTCTGCGATACTGTTCACCTTCACTTCTATGGTCAGTAATTGTTTCAGATGCTGCTTTTATCAAATATAATACACCATTGTTATTTGCAGCAGTCTCTTTTGCCTTTGTAAGATATTCATCAGATAACCATTTCATTTGATGTCTAATTTTTCCTATAGCTTCTTTTATTGGATTTTTTAGAGTTTCGTTAAACTGACCACTTGGTTCGATAATTATTGGAGGTATGCTAATGTCTATCATTTGTGATTGCTCTATTGGATAACGCCATTCAGGAATTGCTTTATGAGAATTATATCCCTCTATTCCAACTGATGGAGGTTCAGAGTTTATTTCATTACCAGTTGCAATCCAGTTGGTTGATGGTTTAGCAGGAAAATTTGTTATATTATACGTGTTTGATTTGATTCCTACACTGTTAGCATCTGGTGTTGGATTGTTTGGATATGGATTTACTGAACTTGTAGGAAATGGTTCTGTATGTGTAGTGTTTGGTTGAATTACTGGTGGTTCACTTGATGCAAATATTAAATCAAGATTAATGTTTCCTGCCAAATCCACTCCAGTTATTGGTACACCCCAAGGTATAGCATATTCGGGATTTGGATAGTCAATAAACTCTGCCTCTACTGCTCTACTTCTTTCTGGTTCTGGAATTCCTCTATTCTCTAGTTCTTTGTATCGTAGTTGTTTTTGTTTCTCTAGAGTGTTCTTGTCTAGTATCATTAACTCTTTTTCTTCTGACATTTGCAACTCCTCTTTAAGCTAGCTTCAATAATTTGTTTATTCATACTCTCTTCTATAGATGCATTACAAATAGCATGAGCGTTATCTACACTTCCATTTTTAGCTTTTACATCTGCTACATATCTTTCTAATTTTTCTGGCATTATCTCCACATCTCCAAATTGTCTTTCGTGCAACAATATATTGGAACCTCTTCATTTACAACTGATAGAAATATCTCAATGTTAGTATTTGGGTTGATTCGTATTGTTATCTTATTCATTTTCTTTTCAACCATTTGTAAAGTTTTAACTTGCGAATTTTTTTTAGTAATTTTTTAAACATTATTCATACTCTCCTTGATCCCAGTACTGAGATGGATCTGATTGATGATAGTCTGTTGGAACTTGTTTATTTCGTATTGGTGCACTTCTTGGATAGATCATCATAGAATCATAAATGGAATTATCCATTGGTGGATTACCCATTGTCTGATTGTTAAACTGGGGTTCCACTTCACCACCACCCATATCATTTTGTGGTAGATGTGATGTATCATTATCATCTAAATTTTCTAATGCTGCAGCACCTGCTGGATCATTCATTTGTTGATCTATCATCTCAAAGTCCTCATCATTAATTGGTAATCCTGCTTGCTCAAACATTTTCATTATTGTTTTTGGATTTTTAGGAATTGGCAAATTAAAATACATTTCCATTAGTTTTATTCGCTGCTCAATTGGAATGTCTTTCTTTTCTATTGTACCAAAGTTAAGATCAAACTTTACATCTCTCCAGTCTACAGGAATTAACCCATCCAGATACATATCTCCCATATATGGATTGGCTTCATACCAAGGTTTGAATAATTTCTTTGCTAGCTGTGTCTTTATATTTATGGTAAATGCAGATAGTCCTCCATCTGATTCTTCTTTTGCAGTTTCTGCATTTGCAAAGGTGTGAGAGTTCTCTGATCCCTGTTTACCTGAAAAGTCATTTAACGCTTTCATAATTGGTGAGTTGACAGTTTCAGTAAATTCTGTAGGATTAAATGAACGTGTGTTAGTACCTAATTCTTTAACATCTAATTGAGTTCCTGCTACCAAGTCTTGACCTATTTGTAATTGCTCTACAAATGATTGCAGTTGATTCCTTTCATCCTCGCTAGCTCCTGGTGCAACATACACGTTTCTTGTTACATATCTTTGAGTTGCCATTTGCATAATAAATTCAACTGCATATTTTCTATCAAGCATTGAGGGGAGGGTAACTTGTTGTACATCATCACCACTAATTACCATATCAAAAACTCTCTGGGAAGTAGCAGACACACCAAAGCCTGTACCAAATACAGAAGCATCAACTGGATTCCAGTTAAAGTGGATAATTTCACCAGGATTGTGATACCCTTGATATTCTGCTCCACGAAATTCATATTTGTATGGTTGTCTCTGTCTATCCCACCACACCTTAACAAATGAAGAAATAGGAATGTGCATTAAATCCTTAAAGGATCTTACATTTTGTATGCCCATACGTGGCTTCCAAATTGAATTGCCATACCACAGTAATTCTTTAATCAGTATAGTATCAAATGTGTCAAAGTCTATGTCATGTGAAAATTCTTCTAAATATTCAGTTAATGCTTGAGTTGCTGTTTTGATGTAATGCTCTCCACCAGTAACTTGTGAAGCTAATCTATTCACTACAAGCTGTACATCTTCATCAACTTGTAAGGCTAATGCTTGTGTACTAAATGGTATAGCTGGTATATCAGATGTTTTTGAGGTATAGCCTTCTCTGGAATATGCACCAACTGTAGATAATTCTGGACCCCATACTGGCTGGGATAATCCCGGAGATAGTTCAGTAATTGGTGTACTCATATGATGACGTAATGATTGTAAGGATAATGATGGAATAGTTTTTGTTTCTTTTGGAGTATAACTTGGAGGCTGGATAAATTTAGCTACATTATTTCTTAGGCTTCGAAGAGACCAATTCACAACTTGAACGTCATTTTAAGAATTATATGCATTTTAACTGCATGTCTATTGATTCTCTATATTCTAAAGTTTTAGAAGATTTGGAACATTTGGAGCATAATTGATAGACATCCCAGCATTCTGTATGTCTAGGTGTTCTCACTACTTTTTTACAACTAGTACCTGAACGATAACCTAAACACTGCACCACATTATTAAGAATATGAATATTTAGATATAAAAGTTATTAATAAAACTGTTTAATCTTAATAACATTACTTTCTCCTTTTAACAACTCTCATGGTATATGCACCAGGATCATGATTCTCAAATGCAATAAATGCATGAATTAATGCAGATACTTCATCCCAGTAATGCTCGTATAGTTTCTCGGGCTTTTGTCGTTTATCACCTTCTGATTTTATTCCTAGTGTATCGTCTTCTAGATCAGCACGTTTTATCTTTAGTAATCCCTGTTCTAGTGAATCAACATCATGTGGATTCTCATAGGGGATAACTAGCTTGGGTACTGCTTTGTCTTTGTTTGTTGGATCGGTAATGTTTGGTATGGTTGATTTAATTATTTGAATTAAATCATCTACTCTCTCTGTTTTATGTACGGATAAATATGGATTCTTTACTCCAAATTTCTTCTCATCATAATCTGCATCCATTAAATATGTATGAGTCTCCTCTTTTAGATTACCCAAAGTAAATACACCTTTAACTTTACTTTTACCTAATCCTTTAACTCCTAATTCTGATAGACCATCTTGTAATATTTTAACACCAGACTTTCCAAAGCCCAAGTCAGCTGCAGTATTATCCACATGATATTTTTGAATTAATGGAATCAAATCTAATGCCTCTTCAGTATCTGAGCGTTCTGTAAGGAATTTCTTTTGATATGCTATTTGGAAATGTTTGGGTGAGTATTGGGTTCCTTTGAAACATAAAAGAACAGTAAATACTGTATAGGATTTACCGGATTTATTAGATCCCCAATCTATGCCCGCCGTTACTGTTAGTTCATTACCATATTTTTCTTTTATGGTTAGTATCTCATTTGGTGTAAGAAAGCCTATCTTACTATCATAACACTTTCTTATCATAGATAGAGTTAGTGGTCTACCTCTAGCTGCATAAAACCATCCTTTACAGTGAGCTTGAAATAGATCATCTGATTCATGAATCTCTTGATATTCTATTGAATCTTGTATCTCCATTTTATATTTGGTACAATCAGATATGGTTAATGGGATTGTTGCAAATATCTCTTGAGGTAAATGATAAATCTTGTATGTGGGGGTGCCAGAGGTTGGAGAGTGTATCAGTCTTAGCTTTCCAGATAAGATTACTGATAATTCCTCTGGCGTGTTTATTATTTTTCCCTCATTATCAAAGGTTAGTTTGTTTCGCCAGCCTTGATTTGGCCACACCTTACCAGTTACTGAATCGATATAATCAGAGTCATCATCATATATCCAATCATAAATCTCAGCTTCTCTAGTTATCAAATCATGCCAGGAACTACCTTCCTCTCCACCAATACCAAACATAATTAGTGGTCCTTTCTTGGCTCGAATAGTATGCATTGCAACTCTTAATTTTGTTAAGTCTTGTTTCTGCACTTCATCCATTACTAAAATCCAGAATGTTAATCCCTCTACCTTTCCGTAGTTATGTTGAGAATGTCTAAAGTATATTCTACTATGGTTGGTTAGTTTGATTGTTTTAACGTTAGCCCTACCATGAGGAAGAAATGGTATTAATTGTGGATTGGCTAAAAATCCTCCTTCTCTAACTCTCTCTGTGGAAAATGCTTCTAAACTATCTGGATCATGCACTACATATCCTGCTGCACGAAATGGACCAGTAGTAGGAATATACATTAGATGGTCTGTGGCAGTTGTGCTCTTGTATACCTGTCTGCCACAAATAGCTCCTTTTCTCATGTGTGGATCCAGATAAAATTCCTTCCAGAATGGTATTAGATCAAAGTTCCTAGCTTCACCTCCAACATTTGGTCTATACTTTTGTACCCACTCCCAAACATTACTAGCCTCTAACTGCTGAGCGTTTGGATTATCTCTCTCCTCTAATTGTTGTTCTATCTGTTCTAGTCGATAGTCAAATGTGTGATTAGGCATTAAAAGCCAAATTACTCCTTACCTCGAAGTGTCATTTAAGACCCTTCAAGACAATGTAAGCATAACTACAATCTTCTACTAAATTGTCTTTCTTCCTCTTTGTTGTAAGTGTCATCATCTATATTTCTCCTGCATACGTAGCCAAGCCCTATTCTTATCTAATGTATTTTGTATAAGGTGTATCATTGGATTTGCAAATACATCCTTTAGATTGTTTTGATGCATAAATCTAGTGAAGAATCCACCATCATACATTATTCCCAACTCTCAGTAATTTTAGTTACCCAGCATTTAGGATTAGAACATTTGTACATTTTACTCGTAGGAGGATAAGTTGTAATACCTAGATCATATGTGATAGTTGCTGCACCTGTTGTGCTTGTAGATGAAGGGTTTGGCTCTCTAGTAAGTAAAGTCTCTATCATCTCTTTACATGCAGGACATTTCTCTATCATCTGTATTTCCCCATATCTGGCTCTTCAAACATTTGCATATGGATCGAGAAATTATTCTTTAGTTTCTCCTCTATAGCTTTGAGTCTCTTTTCTTGTTTGTATGATTTGGATATTGCAGAATTGGTTTGAGCCAAAAATGCAGCAGACTTTGCAAGACTGGTAAGATAATCATTAGTATCTTTCTCTGATCTATCCACATCTGCTTTATCTTCTCCTTTATGTAATATCATAAATCTAGATAACAACACATCATACATTTGATTAGCACCATCAAACATGTGCTCCATCTCTGATTTTCCTACACTGGCCATAACTCAAATTTTCAATTACTCATATTTAAAAGAGATGTATGGGGTGGTCATTTTTAAAATACTTTGTGGTTTTTGTGTATCAAGTATATTAAAGAAATAAAAAATTTTTATATAATAGATTGATATTAAATATAGTAGCCTTCAAAAAAGCCCCTGATCATGGATTTACAAGTTTAATATACACTTCTTTGAAGACTAATTTTTCATTTACACTAATTCTTTTTATATTTTATTGATTATTTGTAATATTATGTAATTCTC